GAATGGGAACATGGAACAAGAGTATGGACTTGAAAATGGTAGCATACATGTGACAAGAATCAATAATCAATCACAATCAACTACAGGTGCAGCTGGACATAACTGGCGTATCTATGATGTCCAAAACCCAGACTTATTCACCGTGGTAGCAGCAGACAGCCGCACTAATGCTGTGGAACGTTGGGCTTATGTAAATCCAGAACGCCCAGCCAACATGATTGATGCTGTGCCAGATGAGGGTGCTATGAAGTATGAATTTACCATAGCACAACAGGCATTTAATCCTGATCCATTAAACGACAGTGATAGATTCATCTATCCAGCAGAGCTATATCGCCAAAGAACAGGACGTGATATGCCCGTCCGTCGAGTATGGGCAACTAGCAAAGAACAAGCGATCAGCAAAGCTCGCACATTCTTCCCAAGAGATTTCGATACTATCCCAGAAGAGTGGTTAAAGATAAACGTAGTAGGTATATAAATACACAATGCTGACCATAGACTTATTTGAAGAACTTGAGGGACCACCAGAGCCAACCCTAATAGACGCTCTGCGTGATTTCTTACCATTGGCAGTCAAGCATTTAGAACTTAAAAAATTACCTAAGATTAAACTGCTAGATGAGATTGAAACAGAACACATGCCATCATTTGGTAAGTTTAGCAATGATGATCGCACGATACATCTAGGCATTAAAAATCGCCACCCAAATGATATCTTACGTACTTTAGCACACGAAATGGTGCACTATGCTCAAGGGCAACGTGATGAATTAGATGCAGGCAGTGGAGCTACAGGTAGTCCCGAAGAAGATCAAGCCAACGCAGAAGCTGGCGTGATCATGCGTGAGTTTAACCAGCAATTTCCACAGTATATGGAACTTAAACCCATCATGCTTGAGAAATGGAGCCAAAAATACAAAAAGAGTATCAACTGTAGTAATCCCAAAGGTTTCAGCCAAAAGGCACACTGTGCTGGTCGTAAGAAGGCAAATGAAAACTTCGCAGATGGCAAGGGTCCAGGCCGACCAGGTGACAGCCAACGTCACGGTATCCCAAAAGGTGCTACCATAGCACAGCTAGAAAAAGCAGCAAAAGCACCAGGCCGTAAAGGACAGCTAGCCCGCTGGCAGATAAATATGCGTAGAGGGAAAAAGAAATGAAATCACATGAATTTATAAAAGAGGATACACAGACATTTGATCATCTTACAAATAAAAAGCTAAGACGCATACTGGTATCAGGACCTAAAAATCTTGATGAAGTAGCTTGGGCCATGGATTTTACAGATGATGCTCTAAGAGCAGACTATGATGATGAGGGGATTGACAGCAGAACTTTTGATGCTAGGAATAATGCCTTTAATCAAGCTTCAGAAGCGTTCCACGATGAAGACGGTGAGGTTAATCCTGACGCGGATCTAGACGCAACTCTGACACATCTTAAACAATTTTGGAGTGTATAAATGAAAGTTGTTGAATTTTTAAATGAAGAAATCCTACATGGTGACGAGTTCTTTTTAAAATATGGTTATCTTGAAGAAACATTGGAAGAAGCAGAGTATCGTGGTCGTAAAGTACCTCTTGGTAAGCCTATGCGTGGTGACGTTAAGAAATTTAAAGTTTATGTTAAAGACCCTAGCACAGGCAACATCAAAAAAGTAAACTTTGGTGATCCTAACATGCGTATCAAGAAATCTAATCCAGCAAGACGCAAGAGTTTCCGTGCTCGTCACAACTGTGCTAATCCAGGACCGCGTACCAAAGCACGCTATTGGTCATGCAGAAAATGGTAATATAAGGAAATCATATTATGATGGAAATGACTTTTGTAATTAACGATAAAGAATATACTGTAACAGCACCAGATGCCGTTATAGGGCTAGCAATGGCCCAAGAATTAGCAGCAGCAGACACAGACGCATAAAATGTCCAATTGGGATATCTATGTCAGAGAATCCTATGAACTAGTTCGCAGAGCAGAATGCGAACTCACAATCAATTTGGCACACGAAGTAGAAGCCTACGTTGTACACTTGTTCGCACACTATCTAGATAAACCAAATATCAACACTGTCCCGGTAGGGGTCAAACTATTAACCAGCGTCAATCTTCCAGTAAAAGCCAAAAAAGAACTGCTGAAAAATATAGGTGATGAATGCTTGCTAATCAACAGCATGGGATGGGGTCGTCCACGTTGGCCCACAGAAGTCTACTATAGTGATATAGGGCAAATGGCCTACATAAGCCGTGCCTATGCAGAACGTCCGCCAGAAGATCTATTTGATGATCTAGCATTCGAATTCCAAACTGCTACTCGTATTCTGCGTAAGTGTAGAATAAATTAGCCAAACACTGTAGACAAGGTTAAATACTTCAAGTATAATATAATTTTAAATCAAGGAAAATTGACATGTCAAAAATGTTTTCAGGCGAGCAAAAAGCCAAACTAACACAATTAATCAATGAAGGTATTGCTGTATTACAAGAAGTAGAAGATTTGTCAGCAGGTCTTAATGACACTGTTAAAGCTATCGCCGAAGAATTAGAAATTAAACCAGCTATCTTAAAGAAAGCTATCAAGATTGCTCAAAAATCTAAACTAACAGAAACCAACGCCGATCACGAAACCTTAACAGATATCCTAGAAACAGTTGGTCGTACGGTTTGATCGATTGGCACAAGACTGTAGACTTTGTAAAACGAGATTGGCACAGCCATCCAGTTAGGCTATGTTTAGAAGTCTTTAATTGGTTTCTAAACATCATAGTAGTAGTCACATTTGCTGCCACCGTGCCTGACGTGCCATTTTTGGTTGTTTATCCATTGTTCTTTTGCTGTTTGGCGATTAGCATGTATTCAGCATTAAGCAGAGGAAGTTTTGGTTTGTTCATGACCAGCCTAACTATTTTCTTAGTTGATCTTGTGGGCTATGGTCGATTGCTGTATAATTAATAAAACGCCCATCCGGGCATGAAGAGTGTGTGTGAGCTAGAAGTCGCACAAAAAGGAAAATATGAGTTACGTAGACGCATTGTTCGACAGGACAAAAGATCGCATTTACATCGTTGAGCGTGTAAATGGACAAAGAGAGTATAAAGAGTTTCCGGCTAACTATACTTTTTATTATGATGATCCCCGCGGTAAATTCCGCACTATCTATGACACACCAGTGTCGCGATTCAGCACACGCATAGGCAAAGAGTTCCACAAAGAACTTAAGATCAATTCAGGTAAGCGTATCTGGGAAAGTGATATCAATCCTGTATTTCGCTGTCTTGAAGAAAACTATCTAGGTCAGCAGTCACCTAAACTACAAACAGCATTCTTTGATATCGAGGTCGACTTTGATCCAGTGCGAGGATTCAGTCGTCCAGAAGATCCATTCAATCCAATCACCGCGGTATCAGTATATCTTGATTGGCTAGACAAACTAGTTACTATGGTTATTCCGCCTAAGAGCATGAGTTGGGAAACAGCAGAAGAGATTGCTAAGAACTATGACAACTGTTTCTTGATGGAACGTGAAGAAGACCTACTTAAAACATTCTTGGACTTGATCGATGATGCTGATATATTATCAGGCTGGAACTCTGAGGGCTTTGATATTCCTTACATGGTACAACGTACCAATCGTGTGTTAAGTAAAGATGACACACGCAGATTCTGTTTATGGGGGCAGTTCCCTAAACAACGTGAGTTTGAACGCTTTGGTGCGGCTAATATGACATTTGATCTGATTGGTCGGGTGCATATAGACTATATGCAACTGTATCGTAAGTATACCTATGAAGAACGACATAGTTATAGTTTAGATGCTATATCAGAATATGAACTAGGTGAAAGCAAAACACAATACGAAGGTACACTAGATCAATTATATAACAAAGACTTTGCCAAGTTTATCGAATACAATCGCCAAGACACTGCCCTGCTACACAAACTAGATACTAAACTACGCTTCTTAGATCTAGCCAACGAACTAGCACATGACAACACTGTGCTATTACAAACTACCATGGGTGCTGTGGCAGTTACTGAACAGGCTATCATTAACGAAGCACATCAACTGGGCATGGTAGTGCCAAATCGTAACCGTGATGAACAGTTTGACACACAGGCGGCGGGTGCGTATGTAGCAACTCCTAAAGCAGGCATGCATGACTACATTGGTGCTATTGACATCAACTCACTGTATCCAAGTGCTATTCGTGCATTAAACATGGGTCCAGAAACTATCGTCGGTCAACTACGTCCTACAATGACCGAACACTATATCAAAGAAAAACAAACATCAGGTAGTAGTTTTGCTGACGCATGGGAAAACTTGTTCGGCAGTTTAGAATACACCGCAGTCATGAATGGTGAAGTGGGTACTGAGATTACCATTGACTGGGCCAATGGTACCAGTGATATCTTAAGTGCCGCAGACTGTTGGCGATTAATCTTTGACAGTAATAAACCGTGGATACTCAGTGCCAATGGTACTATTTTCAATAATGAACGTAAAGGTGTTATTCCGGGCTTACTAGAGCGTTGGTATGCTGAACGTCAAGACATGCAGGCTAAAAAGAAAGAAGCCACAACTGATGAAGACACAGCATTCTGGGACAAGCGTCAGTTGGTTAAGAAGATTAACTTAAACAGTTTATATGGTGCTATCTTAAATCCAGGTTGTCGTTTCTTTGACAAACGCATTGGTCAATCAACCACATTAACTGGTCGTACTATCGCCAAACACATGGATGCCTACATAAATGAGTGTATAACAGGCAAGTATGATCACGTAGGTGAAGCGATTATCTATGGTGATACAGACTCGTGTTATTTCTCAGCTTACCCAATGGTACGTGCAGATGTTGAAGCAGGTAAGATGGAATGGAACAAAGACATAGCAGTGGGCTTGTATAACAGTATCGCAGATCAGGTAAATGAAAGTTTCCCTGCATTCTGTGAGCGTGCATTCCATACTCCACGTCGTCAAGGTGAACTGATCAAAGGCGGGCGTGAGCTCGTAGCACTCAAAGGTCTGTTTATCAAGAAGAAACGTTATGCTGTGCTAATTTACGACATGGAAGGTAATCGTTTAGATACACACGGTAAACCAGGTAAAGTAAAAGCCATGGGTCTAGACTTAAAACGATCAGATACTCCTAAAGTCATCCAAGACTTCTTGAGCGATATCTTATTAGATGTGCTGACTGGTACACAGCGTGATGCTATTATTGACAAGGTGCGTGAGTTTAAACTGGTTTTCACAGAACGTCCAGCTTGGGAGAAAGGTACACCTAAGCGTGTGAACAATTTGACTAAGTATACCAAAGAAGAAGAACGCTTGGGCAAAGCCAACATGCCAGGACATGTACGTGCGGCTATGAATTGGAATAATCTAAAACGCATGATGGGCGATAACTATTCAATGGCCATCGTTGATGGTATGAAAACTATCGTGTGTAAACTCAAAGACAATCCACTTGGTTACAGTAGCGTAGGTTATCCTACAGACGAAACACATATTCCTGCGTGGTTTAAAGAACTGCCATTTGATGATGCCAGCATGGAAACAGGTATCGTAGATCAAAAGGTAGAAAACTTACTAGGTGTATTGGGTTGGAAGATCGCAGAGAACACACAGATCGCCACAACATTTGATAATCTATTTACATTTGAATAATGGGTAAACTGTACGATTTAGTGGAATTTAGGAACTATCTAAAAGATCAATTAGATGATCTTTGTATAGACAAATTTATCGAAGGTAGTATAGATAGATTACAAACTTCAAAAAAACTTTTTCCAGAACATATAACTTACTATGATACCAAAATAAATGATTATTTGTTTTTAAAACAAAAAAATAATGAAATTATCGCGGAATTTCGCAACAAAATATCGCTGTTAGAGATAGAAATAGATCAACTGTCTGATACGACCTACAGCACTGAAGAATATCACAATTTATTTGATGAAGTTAGTATCCAAGAACCTTTTGGTCGTAAGCTAATAATGTCCACTGAATTAGAGGATAGGATAGAATCTAAAGTGGGTAGGTATTGTGGTTACCGTTATCCTGCACTGTGTATTAATCCAAGAACAAAAAAATGGATACATTGTATGGTTGCTGCAGATCCTTTATATATAACACACTGGATGATTGGCACAGTAAACGAAATGATAGATTCTTATGCCGACATATATAAAAATAGATTAAGACTATATGAAATAATAGATAGAGATTTTAAAATATTACCGCAGAAACAATTTAGTTTTGTTTTCTGTTGGGATTATTTAAATTATCTGAGTTTAAGCAAAGTAGAAAAATACATAAGAGAGGTTTGGTGTTTGCTGCGTCCCGGTGGAAGTTTCATATTCAGCTATAGTAATTGTGACATGTTGGGTACTAGTTTACAGATAGAAAATAACGCCTGTGCCTATGCTAATTCAAGATGGTTAAAAAAATTATGTGATGAGATTGGATATGAAATCATTGAACTACATGACATTGAAACAGGAGATGCATTCTATACACACGTTAGTTGGGCAGAAATTAAAAAACCTGGTAATTTATATACTGTCAAACTAAATCAATCCATGGGGAAAATACTATCAAAATAAATTTATCAAAACAGTTGCACGATCTAAATAAATCATATACAATATATTATCAAAGGAGAAACACATGAGAGACCATCTATTAGACATCGTTAAAAACACTTATGGCTTGGGCATTATTGACCTAGTTAAAGTATCAGGAACCGACGCAGAAACGAATATCGAAGCACTAGCAGAAGACCGCAGTGTTATTGTACAGGCTAAACTAAACGGGCCAGTAGCAGAATTTATTGGTACATTTGGTATGCCAAACTTGGGCAAACTAAACACTATCTTAGGTATTCCAGAATACAAAGACAATGCTAAGATCTCATTAACCAAACAAGATCGCAATGGCGAACAGGTAGCAGTGGGACTACATTTTGAAAATGCCGCTGGTGACTTTAAGAACGATTATCGTTTTATGAGCCAAGAGATTGTTAATGACAAACTCAAAACTGTTAAAATGCGAGCAGTAACTTGGAACGTAGAATTTGAACCTACAGTGGCAAATATCCAAAGACTTAAATTCCAAGCGAGTGCTAACGCAGAAGAAACAAACTTTACTGCTAAGACTAACAATGGTAACTTAGAATTATCATTTGGTGATCATAGCAGTCACGCAGGTAATTTCGTATTCCAAGCTGGTGTATCGGGCACATTGTCAAAAGGTTGGTCATGGCCAGTTGGTGCTGTGTTAAGTATCTTAAACCTAGCAGGTGATAAGAAATTTAGTATCAGCGACGAGGGTGCGGCACAGATCACTGTTAACTCGGGACTTGCTACATATAATTACATCTTACCAGCACAGAGCAAGTAATGGATCGTTGGGCACACCTAGGACACACTCTAGGTGAGTGTTGGAATGACAAGGATAAATCAATTACATTTGTCCACATTCCAAAAAATGCCAGCAGTTTTATCAAAGGGTGTTTGCTCGGCACTAAAAAATTTACATACAGTAACAGTTTAATTACTGCTGACAAGTATCTCATAACTTTAAGAGATCCAGTCGAACGATGGATAAGTGGCATCACACAGTTTATGACTGTGCCTACTAATCAACATTTAACCTTACGGGATCTAGTTGATACCGTCACAGTTGATGATCACACTGAATTACAGACTTATTTTTTAGAGGGAATAGATTTAGATTGTTGCTCATTTTTATGGGTAGATCGAAATTTAAGAAACAATGTTAAACAATGGGCAATTGATAACGGATATCAAATTGACGTTGATTCTGTACCAGATATTAACAAAGGCGATCAATTAGCTAAAGACAGATTTGCCGCAATGGTTGACGGCAACAGCCAAATTAAGTTAAAATTAGCTGAACGCTATGCTAACGACTACGAACTAATTAATCGAGTGAAATTTTATGGAAATTGATAATCTAACCAGCAAGCAACTAGACTATGCTGTATTCTTACCAGCACTGTCAGGCTTTTATGCTACCTATGTAGGTAAACAGCGTTTTCCAGATGAGAATGGAAACTTGTATGTTGAAACCACACGTATCCCAGCAGACTTTGAAAATGGTATCGAAGGGCTTAACTGGCTTAATCCAGATGCAGCCTACTTTCCATATCATTGGGCATTATACTCAGCGGGTCACGCAGAACTAGATACTAACAAAGTTAGTCCAAAAGAAGATATGGTCCGTAACAGAGATCGTAGCCGTAGTTTTGTCTTGGGCGACAGTGGTGGGTTCCAGATTGGTAAGGGTGTATGGGAAGGTGACTGGAAGAATCCCGCATGTCCTAAAGCACAGAAGAAACGTGAGCTAGTACTCAAGTGGATGGACGCTTACATGGACTATGGAATGTGTTTGGATATCCCAGCTTGGGTAGCTCGTAGTCCAGCAGGTGCTAAGGCAACTGGTATTACTACATACGAAGAAGCCGTACAAGGTACTTACATCAATAATGATTGGTTTGTAAACAACCGTACAGGTGCATGTAAGTTCTTGAACGTATTACAAGGTGAGAATCATGCAGATGCAGACGATTGGTATGACCGCATGAAGAAATACTGTGATCCAAAACAGTATCCAGGTCGTCACTTTAATGGGTGGGCCATGGGCGGACAGAACATGTGTGATGTACACTTGGTTCTTAAACGTCTAGTAGCATTACGCTATGATAACTTACTACAAGACGGAGTTCACGATTGGATGCACTTCTTAGGTACAAGTAAACTCGAGTGGGCATGTTTATTAACAGATATCCAACGTGCTGTCCGTAAATATGTTAATCCTAACTTTACTATCAGTTTTGATTGCGCAAGTCCATTCTTAGCCAGTGCCAATGGACAGATCTATATCCAAACAGAAATCTCTGATCGTGAGAAATGGGTCTACAGAATGGTACCTAGTGTCGATGATAAGAAATACGCATTAGATAATCGTAAGTTTAGTGATGCTGTACTACAAGACAAAGTATTTGCTAACTTTACAGATAGCCCCGTAAGTAATCGTATACAGATCAATGATGTTTGTAAGTATGCTCCGGGCGATCTAAACAAGATAGGTAAAGAAGGTCGTACATCATGGGATAGTTTCAGTTATGCTATACAGATGGGACACAATGTTTGGAGTCATATCACCGCAGTGCAAGAAGCTAATCGTCAATACGATCAAGGTGTTACTCCTCGTATGTTAGTACAAGAAACATTCGATCGTGTTTACTTCAAAGACGTAGTGGATCAAATATTTGCTGCGCCAGACCGTGCTAGTGCAGAACAGATCATTGAAGATCACAGCAAGTTTTGGATGTCGATCATCGGTACACGTGGTGCTACTGGTAAGAAAACAGTTAACGCAAGTACTATGTTTAACAGCTTGTTCGAAACAGAAGAGACGGAAGAGCATCACGTAGATGACAGTGGTTTAGATGAGGGCGTGTTAGATAATTTAGAACACCAACTAGGTCTATGAAAATAGATTTATCCGAAAGCATAGCCAACGGTGTAGCACCGTGGATCGATGAATTAAGTATTAGTACCGATACTATAGCCGTGTATGCTGATCAATATCCTGTAACTTTGGGGCATCTGTTATTTGTTCCAAGATACAACACACAAGAATCTATTACTCAAGCATTCAGTTATGCTCTACAACAGGGTGAAAAATTAGTATCAGAGAATCGTTGCGACTCCTACAATGTGGGTATTAATCAAGGCACGGCATCGGGGCAAACAATAAATTATCCATGTGTACATTTAATACCTCGAAATATTGGTGATTGTGAAGATCCAATTGGCGGAATCAGGCGTTGTGTAGATGGTCAAGGTAATTACAGGATTACTAGTTATATTAATCCGCTAAATCATACTACCACAAATCTAATAGACGGGCAAATACTACCAGAGTTCCTACATTTGTATGACGATATAGTCTCAGATATTGATTGTTCTGATTCTGTACCGGGTCTTATTTCACAAGAAGATGTTAATATTATAAACGAGATAGCCGGACATCTTCCAAAAAATAGTACAGTAGTAGAAATAGGTTCTTTCTTAGGTAAAAGTTCGGTAGCATGGGCCAATTGTGGATTTTTGGTTTACTGTATCGACTTCTTTCAAATGCCTGCGGATCTCTTAAAAGAAAAACTTATCACTGGATACGGAAGTATTCCCCAACAGATAGCAGATGCTAAAACACAATTAGATATTTTTAATTATTATACTAGTGGACACAATATCACTGCTATACCCAGAAAATTTGATCGTAAATTTAATTGGACTACAGAAAACATATCGTGCGTATTTGATGATAGCGATCATACTGAAGAAACCTTAGGTTTAGTCTTTAAATATTGGTGGCCTAAATTAGCCGTTGGTGGGTATCTCTGCGGTCACGATTATGATTGGCCGGATGTGTTGACTACTGTGCAATTTTATGCTAGAATATTTAATGTAGAAGTTATAACTTGGCCAAATAGCAGCATGTGGGCAGTAAAAAAGGATAAAAAATGAAACGTGAATACACATTAGGTACAGCAGAAGCGATCACATTCTTTGTAGGTCAAGAGATTGAACATACTCCTGCATTTGACATGAAGACATTATTCGTAGTAGGCGTACAACCTGTAGAAGAAATCGTCGCGTTGGCTAAAGAAAAAGATTGTAAACATATCTATTTTGGTGCTAATCAAAGTTTTCCCAAGTTAGACACAGATGATGCCGATGGGTGGCGCCCTTGGGAACGTATGATTGATCAATGCTTGACTGCAGGCTTATGGTGTACCTTAGATTTTGATGTTGCAGTAGTACAAGGTGTGCTAGAGTGTACATTCGTTGGTCATCGCAGATTCATTCCGCAAATTTCAGTAAAATTGCCCTACTTGACACAGCTGGGATATAATGCTACAATTAAGCTAGACGATCTGGGCTTTGATCATTCAAACCCGGGTGTTTGGTGTCATCCTTTACGTCATTTAACAACAACAGAGAGCTTTACTGATTGGGATCAATACAGTAAAGATGAGATTATAAAATGATACAAGCAGAACGTGAAACAATAGATAGAGTAATTAAAGCCAGTCAAAAGAAAATATGGGTCACTTTCCAACGTGAAGGTATCCATTGTTTCCCAGCGGCAGCCACTGATCCTAAACTAGCAGATGTTGCGTTTTTGGCTAGTCCACATCGCCACATATTCCACTTCCGTGTAGCAATTGATGTATTCCATGATGATCGTGAATTAGAGTTTATACAATTTAAACGCTGGTTGGAAGCATTATATGTAAATACAGTATTACAATTAGATTATAAAAGTTGTGAGATGATCGCAGATGATTTGTACGCACAGATCGCTGCCAAGTATCCCAATCGTGATGTTTGGATAGAAGTATCCGAAGATGGCGAAAATGGGTGTTATGTTGAGTATAATAATACTCGTCCTTACCAAACTGTCACTGTATAGGAGATTTAATCGTGGCAACTCAAAACAAGCCTAATAGGACTTATCCAATGAAGGCCGAAATTCGACAAATTTTCAATGACTTAGACGCATGGCTTAACTATTGTCGTTTCCGCATGATCAAATATGACGAGGCTGATCTTTATCGCTCGATAGAATATAAAGAATGGCAAGAGCGTCGAAAGAAACGTCAGCAATGGCAGGCTCGTAACGGCATTGTTTACAACAAACAAAATCGAGGACAATAATGACTGTATTTCTAGTTGATTTAGAAGCAGTAGAAACTAGGTACACAGGCCAATGGAAAACTCATGTACCACATCTATTAGAGGAGGCAGGACATGCTGTTACAGTTATCCAAGGCCCTACCGACATACCTAACGCTACTACTCCTGGTGCTTTCCTTAACTTTGGCGGCACAAATATTTATAAAGCCCGACAAGTGGAAGAAATTGCCAGACTTTTTACAAGCGGCACGGTTGTTGATGGCGATCACTTTCTTTTTACTGATGCTTGGCATCCTGGTATTATTAACCTTAAGTATATGGCAGAACTGCTTGGTATAAAGGTTAAGATACACGCACTATGGCACGCTGGCAGTTATGATCCACAGGACTTCTTAGGACGTCTCATTGGAGATGCTGATTGGGTCCGACACAGTGAAAAAGCATTCTTTCATGCTATAGATTATAACTATTTTGCTACAGACTTTCACATTGATATATTTGAAAAGAACTTGTTTGCTGGAGACGTAGATAAGAGTAAAATTATACGCACAGGTTGGCCTATGGAATATATGCAGCCAACATTAGAAGTATTTAAAGAATTACCAAAACGTGATTTAATCTTATTCCCGCATCGTATAGCACCAGAAAAACAAGTAGAGATATTCCGTGATCTTGCGGCATCTATGCCCGAATATGAGTGGATTGTCTGTCAGGACACACCGTTGAGCAAAGTACAGTATCATGTCTTACTTGCATCCGCTAAGATTGTATTCAGTGCTAACCTACAAGAAACACTAGGCATCAGTATGTATGAAGGTGCATTACTTGGTGCTATTCCGTTAGTACCAGATAGACTAAGCTACAGTGAAATGTTTGCAGAAGTATGGAAATATCCAAGTTCTTGGACTGAATCATTTGACAGTTACTTAGAACACAAACAAGAACTAATAGCATTGATTAGAAAGTACATGACTGAATATGACGATTGGCGAGCTATGGTTCCACAGCAGGCTTTTAGTCTACGCATGCACTACTTTTCAGCTACAGCATTATTAAACAACATTAAATGAAGAAACAAATATATTTTAAAAACTCAATTTATGAACACGGATAACAGGATCTATAAAACAATGATATCTAAAGATCATCCTTATCGAACCTTATTTGAGTTTGAACATCAGCTTGGTTTATTTACAGGAGCACCTTATGTCGTAGTAACTGACGGCTGCACTCATGCCATCGAACTTTGCATGAGGTATGATCAGGTTAAGGCCTGCAGTTTCGTGCATAGAACTTATTTAAGTATTCCTATGCTTATGCACCAGTTAGATATTAGTTATACTTTAGTTGAAAAGGATTGGTTAGGAGAATACCAATTTGAAGGTACTCGCATTTGGGATAGTGCTAGACTGTTAAGCAATGGAATGTATCGATACGGACAGATGCAATGTCTGAGTTTTGGGCATGGGAAACCGTTAGAGTTAGGCAAAGTTGGTGCTATCTTGTTAGACGATTACAAGGCATATCGAGTATTAAGCATGATGCGCAGCGATGGGCGCGATCTTAATATTAAACCTTGGGAATCTCAACAAGTATTTGACCAAGGGTATCACTATTGTCCTAGTTTAGAACACTGTGCATTAGGCATAGAAAAATTAAAGTTAGTTGATCAAGAACCTAAATACTATTATTATCCAGATCTTAGAGAGGTTATCATTAAATGAGTTATCAATACGCTGAACTAGTACACTGGATGGCTAATAAAGAATCAATGATTCTATTACCTGCACAGGTAGACATCGACCTGACTAATGTTTGTAACCAAGATTGTTATTATTGCAACAGTGCAGAGTTTCGTCGAGTAGAGCCAGTCCAAAAGAAATATCAAGAATATATCGCATTATTAGATCGCCTAGCAGGTTGGCGTGCCCATAGTCCTAAAAGCTACGGAACTACACATACTATTACCTATCCAGGAGGTGGAGAACCTAGTGTGCTTACAGGGTTTGAAAAGATTATAGAGCACACAATTGATCTAGGATTCTTAACATCAATAACCACCAATGGCAGCCATTTAGATAAACTGCTAAACAGCATCGTAGTTGAAAAATTACGTAAGATAGCCTGGATTGGTATTGATATTGATGCT